TACCCAACAAAGTATTAAGGCTTATGTAGACGCACAAGGATTTACTTGGAAAGGTGCGTGGGCTACTTCAACACCTTACTCATTAAACGACACAGTAGAAAACAATGGTAGTGGTTATATTTGTACAGCCGACCATACTTCTGGAGCTACAACAGAACCAGGGGTAGGTGCTTCATGGACGGATAAATGGGATTTATTTGTAGAAGGAAATACTAAGACAATGCCTACGGGGGATGTGGTAGGAACAACAGATACTCAGACATTAACCAATAAAACGGTACAGATAACGGCAGCACCTGGTTCAGACCATACTGCGAGTGGTACTACGATACTATTAACGGCACATGCAAATGTAGCTTTTGGAGATGTTTGCTTTATTAATGCAGATGGAGAGGCTGCCTTAATTGATGCAGACGCTATTGCTTCAATGAGTGCAGTAGTGATGGCAGTTGCTACAATAAGTGCGAATGCTAGTGGGGAGTTCTTACTTTTGGGAATTGCTAGAGATGACTCATGGGCTTGGACAGTTGGTGGACTTGTATATGGTTCGGTTACAGGAACAAGTGGAAATACACTAACACAAACAGCTCCAAGTGGTACAGATGATGTAGTTCAAATAATGGGGGTTGCTACTCATGCTGATAGAATGTATTTTAACCCTCAGCTAGTTCAAATTGAGAGGACTTAGACTATGGCAACAATGAAGTTATTAATGGTAGGTGGAGGTGGAGGTGGTAGTAACGCCTATGGAGGTGGAGGTGGTGGTGGTGGTGGAGTTTACTACTCTGCAACATATACTATTTATAGTAACTCTTACAATGTAATAGTAGGTGGAGGTGGTGCTATAAATACTGCTGGTGGAAATACAGTTTTTGGGGCTGATATTGTATATGGTGGTGCAACTGGTAATGTAGCTGCTGCTGCTTATGGTGGAGGTGGAGGTGGTACTAACAATGGAGGTGGTGCTGGAAAAGCAGGTGGTGCTTATGGATACGCAGGTGGTAATGCTTCTACAGGTCATGGTGGTGGGGGTGGTGGTGCTGGAGGTGTTGGTGGAAATGCCAATGATGTAACAGGTGGTGGTGCTGGTGGAACTGGGGCTTATTGTGATATTTCTGGTACTAACTTAATGTATGGAGAGGGAGGTGGTGGTGGATATGGTGGAACTACTGGAGGTATTGGTGGTCATGGTGCATGGGGAGCTGGTGATGTTGGAAATGGTTTAACAAATAGAGGAGGTGGTGGAGGTGGTAATTATTCTACTTACGGGACTGGGACTGGTGGAAGTGGTGTAGTAGTAGTTAGTTATATTACGGCAGATTGGGGAACTTGTACTGGAGGAACAATAACTACGAATGGAATATATACAGTACATACCTTTACAACAGACGGAACATTCACAGTTGTTCATAAAATAAAGAAACTGGCAAGTGTTGCACCTACTGGAGCTATTTCTATTGATACAACTTCTACTGTATACAATGGTACTGATAATGTAAACAATTGTACTTGGTCGCATACAGTTGGAAATGGGAGTGACAGGGTTTTGGCTGTTTTTGTTCCTATCTCACAGGCTGTAACAGTTTCTAGTGTTACTTATGCTGGAAGTGCCTGTACTTTAGTAATAAATGCAGCCAATGGGGATTTTAAGGCATATATATATTATATGATTAACCCTCCAGTAGGAACTGCTAATGTAGTAGTAACCTTTAACACAACTATACAATACCTAACAGCTTCAGCAGCTTCATTCTTTGGTGTTGGACAATCGCTTGCTGTTACTAATTCAGGTACTTATACTGCTACTGCTCAAAATAAAGATTTATTTTTATATGTGCCTTATGGGGGGTGTTGGGCTTTAGAATGTATTGGACAGGGGAATTATACGAATACTGCGGCTTCTGGACAAACAGTTATCTCTGGTGCAAACAGGGTGGCAGCGTATGATTCAAGTATAACTTTTGGTGGAACAACACAAAGTTGGACTTCAAATGGTAGTACAGCGTTTGCTTGGGTAGGAGTATCTCTTGTACCAGCACGAACACACTTCAAAAAGGTAGCAGGAATAACTGGAGCAACTATTAGAAAAATAGCTGGTATTGGGAATCTTTAACTTGATTTAAAAGATTATGACAATGAGTGATTTTAACTTGAGAGTGGATTAACAATGGCAGTAGTAACAATAGACAGTTATAGTGAGAGTAACTTTACGGGCTATTATTGGCTTAAATCGGGGATTCCTTACTGTGGACAATCTTTTACGGGGGATGGAAGAGTGTTAGACAGTGTTAAACTTTATCTTGCTAAGTCTGGCTCTCCAGTATTAGACTGCTACGCAAGGATATATTCCCACACGGGCACATACGGAACAAGCTCAGAACCAGATACTCTACTTTCTACCTCTGGGGCTATTAATGCCTCTACACTAGGAACGGACCCAACCCTAGTAGAGTTTACCTTTTCTGGAGAGAATAAAATAACCCTTGCGGATGGAACTTATTATGTTCTTGTTCTTTACTACAACACAACCTCTACCACCCATGTTGTGGGGTGTGGTGGAGATAATTCTTCTCCGACACACAGTGGAAACGCTGGGTATGAGTTTATACCATCGTATGAACCTGCAAGTGGTGTTGATTTATGTTTCTATGTTTATGGCGACAAAATTACACCTGTCATTGGAGAAAAATATGCCCTTCCTCCGTTTAGTAAGGCTTAATGGTATAATTATATATTAAGAGGACTTTAGTTTAGTATCAATAATATGGCTAGAAGTAAAAGAGTCGTACAGAAATATCTTGATTTTAGTGGAGGGTATCAAACATTCACTTCACCATTACTTTTACAGGTTAATGAGTCTCCTTTTTTATACAATGTAGACATAAGCCGACCTGGTAAATTACAGAAGGCCTATGGGTTTGCACAAATAGGAAGTGGAGTAGGAAGTGGGGCTAACAGGGGAGTTTACGCTTGGAATAAAGAGAGTGGTACTAACGAGTTGTATCAAGTTTACGGGAGTAATTTATACAAGTATTTAGGGAGTGCTAGTGGTTTTGGTTCAATAGGAAGTGGATTTGGAACGGGTACAGCACCAGTAGAATGGGGGGTATCGTTTATCAATACAGGAACAGGCGTTGGTACAGGGGCTGATACTTTTAAGGAGAGACTGTATATTACACAAGGAATTGAGGGTGAGGTCAAGTATACAGATGGAACTAACATGGGATCTTTAGCCAGTACATATGCCAAGCACCTAGAGGTCTACAAAGGGAGGCTATATTTAGGAAATGTTAAAACTAATACCGAAACATACCCTTCAAGAGTGATATTTAGTGATGTAAGTAAAGACAATTTCCCAGCAAATAACTACTTTGACGATATGGGAGAGGCCATTGTAGGGCTTAAAGAATATAGTGGTGCATTGTTTGTATTTACACAAAACAAGGTCGCAGCATGGGACGAGTATTCTCTAAGAGTTATTAACACAAACGGAGGTACTTCTAACAAAGAAACAGTACAAGTAACAGAAGGTAAAATGCTCTGGTATAACAGAGGGGGAGTTTACATGTATGCTGGTGGAACAGAGGGGACTTTAATATCAAGAGCAGTTGAAGACTGGCTAAGCGTTGTAGCAGATGCTAATAGTGTAACAGGTGGACTCGACTCAAGGGGTAGATACTGTCTATACATTGGAAGTGTTACCTACGAGACTGTGGCTTACAAGAATGTGATATTAAGATACGATGTACTATTAAATGCTTGGGATGTCTTGATTACAAGGCCATTCAAGTATTGGACAAGAAACAAGGCTGGTGGAGTTTATGAGGTCTATACAACCAATCCTGATGGACAAGAGGTATGGCAGACTGACCTTGGTTATGCCTTAAATGGTTCAGCACAAGGGAGTGTATATCAGACCCCTAAGTTGTTTGGATCACCTGAGAATGTAGAAGATATTAAGAATGCCTACGAGATACAAGTTGTCTACAAGCCTTCCAATGCTAGTGGAGAGTATTTAACAGCTCAATACAGAATAGGGGGAACAGGAAACTGGAGCAATATAGAGGGTTCAACAAACAATGTAAGCCTAGCTGGTACTGATGAGATTAAGGTAGAAAGATTGATACTGCCTCCTAAAGCGGCTGGTAAGTTTGTAGAGCTTAAACTAAGTCATACTTCAAGTGGTACAGGGTTTAATCTATACGGGCTTAATCTTATTTATGATGTAGAAGCAAAGGAGAATCACTAATGGTAACTACACAAACAG